CCTGAACCAACGGAAGATGAACAAGACGATGATCCGTTCCCAAGAGATCAGGCAGAGGAGATTGCTAAAGCACGTGAAAAGCATGAAGAAGAAAAGCAAGATCCATACGAAGCAAACAAAGGTAAGGGTCTATTAGAGTTAGGTCTTACATGGTTGATGGGTAAGGCACAAGCGAACGAAGCAAATGCAAAAGCACAAGGTCAAATGATCCCATCAGTTGCTACGGGTGATCCATTAGTACCAGATTTTTATAGTGCACCAGGTTACATGCCAGGTTATGTTGGTGACGGTGAAGAGAAGAAAGGATTCTGGGGTAGACTAAAGAGTGCAGGTAAGAAAGCATTTGACATGACACCTATGGGTATGGGTGTAAAGATGTTTGGTGCTGCTAAAGATAAGATGAAGAACATCACAGAGAATCCTAAGGTCAAAGGTTTCTTAGGTGGTGTTGGTAACTTTGCCAAGAAAGCATTTAAGTATACACCTCTTGGTATGGCAGCAGGTGGTATAGGTAGTCTTGTTAATAAAATTAGAGGTGGTGATCAAACTAACCTAAATGAATTAACTGAGAATGTCTTATCAGAAAGCGATGCAAGACAACAAGAGATACTTGACAATGCTCGTAATCAGGTAGGGGAGAAACCACAGATGCCTATGACAGGATCACCGAATGCACCTGGCGGTGGTAGTATGGATCAGGGTAGCGATGAAGCTATACCTAAAATCAAGTATAGTCCATACTTCGATGAATACACAGTAACGAGTCAATTCTGATGCAAGCACAAACCAAATCAAACTTCGTCCTAAGACACTTCGTTATTTCATCGAATAGATCTGGCGAACCCGTACCACTCACAGCAAACCATGTATTGTATCTACGATATGTGGAAGACATTCGTAGTGCATCTATTAGAATAGAAGCACAAGTAACGGACAGTGAAACTGGAATCATATCATCACTACAAGGTATGGAACCAGTGTTTATTGGATGGGAAGACACAGAAGAACCTAGCACTAATTTTTATCAGATCAATGGTGTCGTATATGATATACAAGATAGAACTAATAAAGATGGTAAGTCTAAGGCTACCTTATTAATATGTACATATGATTTGGTCAACAATGCTGCTACTAAACTATCAAGGAGATTTGGTAAAGGTGGTGGTCGTAAGATTCATGACATCGTAAAGACAGAAATCTTACAGGACATATTGCATACAACATACGAGATTAGAGTAGAGAAAACACAAAATAAATTTTCATATATTTCACCGTACTGGAGTCCATTCACCATGATTAAATGGTTGTGTGCCAAGGCAATACCAGAGAAAAAGAAAGGTGGTGCTAATGCGTCAGCAGGTTATTGTTTCTTCCAGAATAAGAGAGGTTATAACTTCTTGTCATTTGATTCATTCACCCGTGAGGTTCCCATCAAGAAGATTGTTATAGGACATGAACCAAAGGATAATGAAGATCCAGAAGAAGATAAGGACATCATACCAGTGAACAGGATGCAAGTAACATCTAGTTTTGATGTATTGAAAGGTCTTAACGTAGGATCATTCAATAGTATGGTCATGACTCTAGATGTCAAGGACATGCATTACGTAGAGCATCCCTTTAACATATCTAAATATTATCAGGATGTACCCTTAATGAACGCTAGTTTCTCTGCACCAGATTATTACAAGAAATTTGATAGAGACAACGCACACACACGTATTATGTCTAAGATTATGGATACCGCACTCTTCACAGAGGGTACGATGACTAAGGGGATGACAAGGCAGTTATCTCAATCATCACTTAGAGAAAAATTATTTTACGCAAAATCAGTAGAAGTAGAATATATTGGAACCAATGAACTGACAGTCGGTGACGTAGTAGAACTGATTGCATTCAAAGGTAAGGACAGAGACACAGACTATGAGAATAGTGGTAACTATGTCATTGGTAGAGTCGAGAAACAATTCCTATCAGCAAACGATCAGATGAGTACTAAACTTATATTATATACTGACAGTCCTGGTGCACCACCTGCTATGAATCCTGATGCACTGGAGGGAGGAACATGAGCGAACCTACCGCAGATTTTATTGGTAAGGATGGTTTCAACTGGTTCGTCGGACAGGTTGAGAACGATGGTAGTGGTCATTTCTTATCTGACCTTGCTAAGAATGTTGCTGGCAGTGCAGTCAACGTTGCAACCAGAGCCAATCCATTACTAGCACTACTAGCAGGTAAAACAAACTTTGACTGGGATTGGACAAACAAGGTCAAGGTTAGAATCATGGGCTATCATAGTCCAAGTAAGGCAGAACTACCTACAGAAGAACTACCATGGGCGTTAGTTATGATGCCCGTAACTCATCCACAACGATCAGGTATTGGTTCACTTCATCAATTACAGATCAACAGTTGGGTGATTGGTTTCTTTATGGATGGTGGCAATGCACAAGTACCCATAGTCATAGGTGCACTTGGAGATGAGAACCCACAGTCAGGTTATGGTTCGTTAGGTGGCACACAAACAGGTTTCGATCAATTATCTGCACCTACCTATGATGAGAAAGTACATGGTGGTCAAGGTAGTGGTGTTGGTGGTACTGGTAGTACAGTAGAAGATAATGAAGAGACAGGACAAGAGCAAGCAGCATCAAATAATGAGGGTGTACCAGAAGAGGAAGGTAAAGACGATACCAAGAACCCTCGTGGTCCTGCTGAACCACAGACACAAGCACAGATTGGAGCAGAAGAAAAGAAATGTGTTACTGTACAGATAGGTAATGGTAAGTGTGGTAGTGAGACTGCACCTAAACTAGAAGCACCCATGGCAGAGTTCATGAAGTTTGCTCGTGGTATAGAACAGAATGAAATAGGTGATTTCATCGACAAAAATACTGGTAAAGTTGTTGATCTTGAGCAGAAGATTGATAAAACTGCCAATAGAATTCAATCAAAACTTAACGGGTTACTAGGTAACATCAAGGGTGTTGTCATGGAAGATGTCAACAAGATGATACAGGATCAACTTGATGAAATTAATAAACCTGACCCAGAGTTAGATAATAAGGTCAAGGACGAACTTAAGAACGTTGGAGATCTTGTATCATGTCTCTTCAAGGACATGGTTGAAGATCTGAAGGACTTCATCAAAGGTATGCTCAATGATCTATTAGAGAACGTACTCGATACTGCATTATGTCTTGTTGAGAACATGATTGGTGACATCATGGGCAAGGTCATGGAGAAAGTAGAAGATGCACTGAGTATGCTGAAGGGAGTAACAGCATCCATCAAGGGTGCTAAGGATAAGATTCAAAGTATATTGAGTAAAGTTCTTGAGTTCATAGATCTATTCTGTGATGGTGCAGTATCATGTGCTATCGGTGCAACAGTATATGAGACATGCCATGGTCCTAAGGCAAAGGGTAATGATAAAAAAGGTAAAGAGGTCGATCAGTATCCAGTTAAACCACCTGCAGGTGGTGAGGTCATTGGTGATGGTAAACCTATCAATGGATTCGTACCGTTCATGAAGGATGGTAAGAAAAAAGTATTTGATACTAAGAGTGGTGCTCTTGTTGATCTGGACAGTGATGCAGGTAGGGCAACTGGTATAACTGAAAAGAATTTTGATACACGAGGACCGCTAGAGAAGTTTGAAAGCTTGAATTTTTATGATAGTAATGGTAATATACAGTCATCAGCAGTCAACTGTAATAATAGTATCCTGAATAAGAAACCATGTTTCCCTGAATTGGTATGGGATAACCTACAGTCAACTACACCAGTCAGAGCACTACCTATCATTGATGATATAGGTGCTATAGTTGGTGTATGGATGAGAAACAAAGGAACAAATGTAAACTTGGAAGCACAAGTAAGAGCACAATTCACATGTAATGAACCTGAGGGCGGTGGTGCAGTACTTAAACCTAACATCAAAGATGGTAAGGTTGAATCTGTTACAGTCGAGAAGTCTGGTATTGGATATGGATTCGATCCTGCGGACACATTCTGCCCTAAGGAACAGTATGTTGCATTGATACCTAAGCAAGGTCTTGTCAATCATTTGAATGATGGTGACATCTTGATGTTGGTAGCAGATGCAGATGGTGTTGAAGACCAGACCAATCCAGATATACTACAGGTAATTAACATTGACTATGATCCTGGCCACATACAGATTGCTACCATAGATCCTAAGGACAATGATAAGTTTGAAATTGGTATGGTTGTTAAGACTAAGAGTTTACACCAGTTTACTATCAACTTCCAGTCTAAGTATCCAGAACTGGTTGTACCAGGTCAGGCAAAGGCAGTCTATGCTAATTGTGGTGACTTGATACCTAAGATTGATAGTGTTAAGACTATAAATGTAGGTAAGAACTATGTGAATCCTGTCATCACAATAGGTAATGGTGAGAAGGAGCAGCAGATTGGTACATACTCTACCGATGACCAAGGTAGATTGGTAGAACCTACTATCACTACTCAAATCCTTGGGTTTGTCAAACCTAAGATCAGAGACTTGGGTACATCAACCATACCTTCCAGAGGTAGTGGTGGTCTACTATCACCAATATACAGCTTCAGTGGTCCTAGACAGATCAATGAAACTGGTGTATTACAACTACAAACGTACATAGATTGTGTAGGACATCCAATGTTAGAGTCAACTGACGAACCTGTAACGCAAACTCCAAACGTTGCCACTACACCTGTAAATACAGATGACGAAGCATTTACACAAGCATCTGAAGAACTACCTACATCAACACCAGTGAACACACCTACAGATACTACACAACAGAATACACAACAGAATAACAATACACAACAGAACCAAGGAGGCTACGGATACTAATGGCTGTTAATTTATTCTCAGGTGGTTCTATAATAAACAACCTCCTACCAAAGATCAAGATCAGATATCCATTTAACTTTGTGGAGATCAGTTCTGCAGGTCATGTGTTAGAAAGGAACAACACCAAGGAAGGTGAGAGGTTCCGTCTGATTCATGCATTGGGTAACACCATTGACATGGATGAAAAACAGAACACAAACATCATTTCTTACAACGATTTGATTGTTTTAGCTGATAGAAATGTTGTAATTCGTTGCGGTGAAGATCCTGAAACAGATAAATTATGTTTACAGGTGATAGGTGACGTTAATTTGTATGTCGAAGGTGACATGCATACTGAAGTC